TGATTATACAATCAAAGATGGATTGATTAATACTGATGATGATGTTGAATTAATCAAGAAAGTAAAAAAACTACCTTTTAAATTTGGTCATATTGATGGTAATTTTTCTTGTTCTAATAATCAACTCATTTCTTTAGAAGGGGCGCCAAAATCGGTTAGTGGTAATTTTTCTTGTTATGATAATAAACTTACTTCTTTAGCCGGATGTCCAACTGAAGTTAGTGGTTATTTTGATTGTCATAATAATAATCAACTTATTTCTTTAGCCGGAGCTCCGAAATCCGTTGGTGGTAGTTTTTATCTTACTTGGTCAAAAGATTTACCATTACTAAGATTGGTACGATATCAAAACGTACAAACATTCAATGGTCGAGTAAATGAAATTATAAGAAAATATTGTAATCATAAACCAGTAAAAGAAGCCATATTATTATGTCAGAAAGACCTGATTGATAATGGCTTTATAGGTAATGCAAGTTGGTGATTGTTTAATTTACCAGGAATTTAAACCTGGTAAATACAAATATGTCCATAGTATCAAACACCAGCAACAATAACAGCACTAAGCGTCGCATCTCCCAACTTTTGCCTGAGGTAAATCAGACTGATACCATTAGCAAGTTTCTAGAAGCAACTGCCGATCATTTATTTCAGCCACAAAGTGTAGAATACTTATCTGGTTATATCGGAGATCAACCGAGCTATTATAATCCAATTACAGATTTTTATATCGGAGAAATAAATCAAGAAAGAACTAATTATCAATTAGGTTCAACTGCGGTTAGTTACAATACACAAACTGGCGAAATTACCAATGCAATGTTTTATGATGATTTTATTAATCAATTAAGTTTTCATGGTGCAAATGTAAACAATCACAGTAGGTTATTTGAACAAGAATATTACAGCTGGTGCCCGCCTATCGACCTTGATAAATTCTTAAATTATAATCAATATGTATGGTTGGATGAAGGTGTAAGTCTTATTCAATTATTGGATCCAACAGATGCTGATGATGATATAATAGGACAATTAAATTATACATATACAGGTAGATATACATTAACATCGACCGGAGTTACGATAGATGGCACAATTACGCCGCTTGTGTTTACAACCGGGTTACGTATCCAATTAAACAATGATGATCATATTGCCTTAAATAATAATCCTTACATTGTAGAAGGTGTTGGGCAAGGTATGTTACTTGTTCCAGATCTATTAGGAGTATCATATCCTTGGGACACAACACCTTGGGATATGCACGGTTGGGATAAAACTAATGCAGATTCTTTCACTGATTATTTTACTATTGCACGCGGTTGCACAGATCAAAATACTTGGAGTCAATATAATAGATGGTTTCATTTAGACGTAGTAAATCTTAGTCAAACATCTATACCAGATCTTAGTGCCGTTATTGCACAACGACCAATCATTGAATTTGAGCGTAATATACAATTATATAATTATGGTACAATTGGTAGAGGTACTGTAAATCTTGTAAGTAAAGATTTAACTGATGCATTTAATACTATAGTAGGACAATCAATTGTTACAATTGACGGAATCAGACTACAAGATGGTTTAACTATTTTAATTTTAAATGATATTGATCCTACTGTTAATAATAAGATATATGAAGTTGCTGGTTTAACAGCAACCGGACAAATGCAATTAGTATTAGTTGCCAATGGTATTAATTCTGATGGATCACCTGCAGCAGGAGAAAGAGTATTAGTCGAAAATGGGTTAACTTATACAAATCAAAACTTTTGGTGGAATGGGACATCATGGATTCAAGGTCAGACCAGAGTTAATTCAGTTTTCCCGTTATTTGATTTATTTGATAGTAACGGTAATGAATTAGCAGATCCCGCAAATTATCCAAGCAGTAGCTTTACAGGAAATGCAATATTTTCTTATCAGATTACAGCAACAAATCCGGTTGATACCGTGCTTAATATCAACACTACATTAGACCAATTTGGGCAATTTGTGTATGAAAATAATTTAGTTACAGATACTGCTGATATCACATACTTAGAAAATAATCAATCAACTTCATATGTAGGTTATGGATTATATTGCATTAATTCTGCTACACCTGCATATTATAATGGTTGGTATAAAGCTTCATCTGCAAGTAGACAATACATTGTAAATAATTTTGATGTAACTACCGCAACTAATACATTTACGCTTGACCAAATACCTGCTCCAAATGTATTAGGTGAATTACCCACATGTGTAGTTAATTATATAACCAAACAAACTGAAACCTTACTTGTATTAAATGTTGATTATATTTTGCAAGGTGCAACAGTAGTTCTATTGAAAATTATAGCGCAGCCGGGTGACAGACTTAATATAAGAAGCTGGTCCAATACGACACCTACTACTTTAACTGGATATTACGAATTACCATTAAATCTTACTGCAAACCCAAACAACGACGAAGTTACTACAATTGGTAGAAGTGATTTCCTATCACAATTTCAAGGTATTATTGCAAGTCAAAATGGTTTAACAGGTAATGCATTAGGTAATAATTCTTGGCGTGATTCTTTGCAAGATCGCAGTTTAGGAATTGATATTCTTCAGCATAAAGCACCAATGTTAAAAACAATGTTGTTAAGTAGCGGAAATCTGGTAGCTAATGCAAGTTCTGCATCATCTGGTTTTTCTACGCAATCAGTAACTGATCCTGTATTTGCGATTCAATTTGCACAAAGAGAATATACCAGATTCTACAGTAGATTTGTAAGAACTTTATTTGCACTACCTGCTAAGCAGGGGTACAATATTTCTAATTCACCTCAGCAATGGGTTGCAGCCGCATTAGCACAAGTTAATTTAGGTAAGACTGCACAGAGCGCGTGGTTGAATAGCGGATATGATTTAACAGAACCGGCAGGTAGTTATTGCTATATCCAAGCCAATCAGCCTACATACATTCCGCCTACTGCGGCAAGACTTGGTATATCAGAAGCGTATCAGCCAATGGTATATGTTGATTCTTTTACATATACAGAACCTAAACTTGTATTACAAGGTCATGATGGTTCAAGAATGATTCTTGAAGATTTAAGTGGTAATCAATTAGGTGTAATAATTGATGGGTCAATTTCGACGACGTCCCCTGCGAATTTATCAGATCCAATTGCAAAAGCTTGGTTACAATTTGAATTAAATCAATTTAATTATATGCCAGAAACATATCAAGACGCTGATGCGGTTCTTGTATTTGATCAACGAACGTTGATTCCCGGAAAATGGAGATTGTCTAATTATTCACAAAATGAATATCTCAGTATTCTTGGTCCAATTTTTGATAAATGGACAATTGCTAATCAAGTAGATTTTAGAAAAAATACAATTGACTCCGGTAATGTTTCTCAAATCAATAATCAATTTTTATTGAACTATAGCTCGCAAACCGATAAACAAGGACAACCCATACCTGGTTACTGGCAAGGCATTTATAGATGGTTTTATGATACTGATAGGCCACACATAACACCTTGGGAGATGTTAGGATTTAGTATCATGCCTGATTGGTGGACAACAGAATACGGTGTTGCTCCATATACAAGTGGTAATACTCATTTGTGGAATGATTTGACACAAGGGTTAATTCGCCAAGGTGCAAGATCTGGTATCGATACAAATTGGGCAAGACCTGGTTTATTAAGTTGTATACCAGTTGATCAACAAGGTAACTTATTATCTCCATATTTTGCAGGGTGTGTTGCATCATTGCCGTCAGTTTCAGCTGCCACTGCACCTTGGGCATTTGGCGATGGTGGCCCAATTGAATCAGTCTGGAGATATAGTACTGATTGGAGTTTTGCAGAAGCTTTGTCTGGCTATCTTATGAAGCCTGCACAATTTATAGAATATACCTGGGATAATCTACGAGCCAATAATATTGATAACCAATGGATTTATATCGATACTTTTAATAGAAGAAATAGTGATGAATTTTATGTACATCGCGAAAATCCAACGTTGGTAAAAACAGCAGGTAATGCTATACCAAATGAAAGCACATTAACATATTATGGTGCATCTGGTATTCAACATTGGATAAGCGAATATCTCGTTAGTTTGAATTTTAATGTAACTAATTATTTCGGTAATCTTATCAGAGGTGGCGATGTCAGACTTGGTCATAGATTTGGGGGATTTGTAGCAACTGACGGTTTACAAGTTCTGGTAGATAGTTTTGGACAACTTGGATATAACAGCCAAATTGTGCCGCAGGAGAATATACACATCAACCTATATAGAAGTGCAAGTATAGGAGAATATACATATTCTGGCGTTATAATTCAACAGGTTACAAACGGTTGGGCAGTAGTTGGGTACGATGGTACTTCGCAGCAATTTACTATTATTCCTAGTAATATATATGGTGCAAAAAGTACTGTTACATTAGGTAATTATTCTGTTACAGAATATAAAGTTGGATTGAAAACAACCTATCAAGTACCATACTATACTGTATTTACAACAAGACAACAAGTTTATGATTTCTTAATAAGTTACGGTAGATGGTTAACAAGTCAGGGTTGGATATTTGATCAATTTAATTCAGACAATAACACAATGTACAATTGGGCACAAAGTGGTAAAGAATTTTTATTTTGGAGCCAAACTAATTGGGCAGACGGTAATTTTATTGCATTGAGCCCTTTAGCAACTCAAGCAAAATTTTCTCAAGAATTTGGCATAATTCAATTTGTATCAAGTCTTATATCAAATACATATCCTGTGCTTGATAAAACAGGTATGCCAATACAAAGTCAGGCATTAGAAGTATTAAGATCTGATGGAGAAATTATTGTTCAACCTCTCAATTCGAGCTCGCAAGGTATTTTCTTATTAAGACTTTTTGCAACGACAATAGAGCATGTTGTATTTTTTGACCAACAAACTGTATTCAATGACATAATATATGATCCATTATTAAATCTTGCTCAATCCAGATTAAAATTAACTGTATATCGAGTCAATGATTGGAACGGAAGATTAGATGCACCTGGTTATCTTGTGTATCAAAATACAAGTACAAATCAATGGGAGTTAATGCCTAATCTGGATAAAACTGCTGATGATTTTAGAAATTATTTCAATATTGATCAACCTACAAACTATACAGTAATAGATCCTATTTCTGGTACACCGACAGAACAAAATATCGCAGTAAGCGCTATTACTAGTTCTGATATAAGCAATTTAGCAAAACATAATGTTGGTTACCAGCAGAGACAATATCTGCAAAATCTATTATTAGAAGATGCAACTGAATTTGAATTCTATCAAGGCTTTATTAAACAGAAAGGAACTATATCACCAATCAACGCATTGTTGCGCAATATCTCAATTGTTCCGCAAGCAGAAGATTTTGAGAATTTTGAACAGTTTGCATTACGTGTAGGTCGTTACGGTTCAGTTAGTCTTAATGCAAATCTTGCATTTATTTTACAGCAAGGGCAAGTTAAGAACGATCCTCAATGGATCGATTTATTTACTGGGTATAATGCATCAAAGGGATTGAGTCAAGTAATCGAAATTGTTCCTCGCGATCCTAATATTGTCGTTCAACCAGAAAATTACGAAGGAGAATTATTTGCTCTTAGAAATTACTACGGAGTAAATGTTCAAACTGACTTACCGTCTGCAGGCTATGTAACAAACGGGGATACAACTTTCCAAGTTACTAATTCGACTGTTCTGGGATCATTGTATACCAATCAGGCGGCGGTTAGCGATAACGTGCAAATTAGAGATACCGTATGGCAATATATTTTAGATGAAGGTAATAATAGTTGGGGTGTATTTCAGGTTAGAGATACAGGGGTTCAAATTGATTACCTGATCAATAGTAACATAACAGGACAACCTACAACAGTGGTATTGAATGCAGGAAGTGTTGGTAATGTATCTGTATTTGATAATCAATCTGTTATTATTTTTGGCAACGGTAACGCAAGTATTCCTGACGGAACATATGTAGTTTCAAATGTATCGGTAAATGTTTCAACAAATACAACAAGTTTTCAAATTGATCAAAGCAGCTTTGGTCCTGGCACAGGCGGCAATGTTTGGGTATATTCTCCTGTAAGATTTTCAAATGTAACCGATAGAGATAATAACCCACCGCCCGGCGGCTGGTTACAGGGCGATTATGCATGGGTTGACTCAGGTGATTATGTATCTAATGCTTGGACGGTATATTCGTATTTTAATAACAACTGGTTACCAATACGTGTAGAAACACCTAAAATTGATCCAACATTGCAATTACAAGCAAGACTATATGATTCAACTACATTACAAATTTTACAAAACTTATCTTACTGGGATCCTGCAAAAGGAGTGGTACCTGGTATTGCGGGATCAGAACTTAATTACGTATCAATATATGATCCTGCAAACTATAACCAAGGTGATTCTACAATTTATAATTTGCAACCAGGTAGAGCATGGGGTCAAGAAAATTTAGGCAAAACATGGTGGAATGCCAATAGTGCGAGGTATATAAATTATGAATCTGGTTCAAATAGCTACAGATGGAAAAATTGGGGAAGACTGGCAGCAGGAACAACTGTTGATGTTTATGAATGGGTACGAAGCCCTATACCGCCTACAAATTGGTCTAGCTATGTTACACAAGGTACAAGCTTCGCACAATACGGACTCAGTTATTCGCCTTCGGGTACAGTCTTAAACGCTAGCTCTCCTGCGTGGACACAAACAACAGAGTATGATTCATCTGGCACACCAACCACATGGTATTATTTTTGGGTAACCGGTGCTACAACAATTCCTCTGCCTACAAACAGATCATTATATACTCCAACTATTGCAGCAATTATAACTAATCCTTCTGCACAAGGTATACCTTGGTATGCAGCAACATCCACAAATAGTATTGTAGTTGGCCAAGTTGCACCTTATCTTAATGGTAAAAGAACTGTATTAGATTTACTTTACACAGAAAAATCTACTCCATCAAATGATCATAAACAATGGCAATTAGTAAGTGAAGGCGATCCTACCACTTCAATCGATTCTATGTTCTATTTAAAACTACATGATAGTTTAGTAGGATTTGATGGGTTAAACAATCAAGTACCTGATCCAAATTTAAATACCTTGATTCGGTACGGTACACAAATTCGTCCCAGACAAACTTGGTTTATTAATAGAGTTCTTGCAGCACAAACCTATATAGATACTGCAAATACTTTAATTGCAGGACTTGCTACGCCGCTAACAGTTGATCCAAATCTCGCAACATGGGTCAACTATTTTAACGCAGCAGATCCGGAACCAACTCAGTCTGAGGGAGGATGGTCATATCATGTTGCAGACCTTTCTGCAATGAATGCATTAATAGGTACTATAACTGATCAACAAATTGTATTGGTAGATCCTACTGTTGCTACATATAATATATGGACGATGTGGCAATGGAATGCCACATATAAAACATTTAATCTATATAGACAACAGCTATATAACACTCCAAATTATTGGGAATATGTAGATTGGTATGCAAACGGTTATAGTTCTTCAACCACTGTCAATTACACAGTTTCTACATTGACCGAAAGAAATTCTATCGATTCAACAGTTGATGGAATTATAGTTAATGTTACAAACATAGGTAATAATACATGGGCTTGGTATGTATCATCATCAAATACATGGCAGCTTGTTGCATTAGAATCTGGTAGTATATATATTTTACCAAATGTATATAATCCTGAATTAAACGGACAATTGTATGATCAGAGTGCATACGATACTATGGGTTACGATAGCAATACAAGTTACGAATTTAGTAATATAATAAACGGTTTAACTAATGCAGTTTTCGGTACAACAAATAGCACCGAATTGAATACATTATTCTTTACAATGATTAATTATGTATTAGCTGAACAACAAAATGTTGATTGGATTATTAAGACTTCGATGGTTACATTTAAAGGTCTTGATATACCATTAAGTGCAAGCACGTTATACGGCGTAGACAATACCGATAGTTTGTTAAGTTTTATTGCTGAAAATAAACCATATAGAACAAAAATACAGACATTTGTATCAAGTAATTCGGTGCAAGATAATGCAAATATTAGTACAAGTGATTTTGATATGCCGCCTGTAAATGGAGTTATATTAAATCCTGATAACCCTGCTGACGCAGCAATCTTAGCATCAAATAGTGCAACATCGATGTGGTATGCTAATTACCGCACAAATCCGCAATTAATACGTACTTTCAATGTTACAATATTATTTGATAGAGTATCTAGCGGCCCAACAGAGGTGTTTGATGTGATATCTGCAACTGTTGCAAATACCTCAGTTAATGGTAGTATTGTTGAATTTACTGTAACGCCTGCGCCATCGTCTAATACATTTACAATCGGGCAAACAATTGGACTAACTGGTGTTAACAGTGTTCCTTTAAATATGTACAATAATTATAATGTTAGTGTATTGGACATATCAGGTAGTGTTATCACTGCATTTTATACATCAGAATTGCAAAAAGTTTCTGGTAGCGGTGGTGTATTACATACTCCTCCTACCGAAGTTGCTGGTAGAATTGCAGAGTATTATGCACCTTTAGTAACCGGCATACCATTAAATGATCCAGAACTAATATCAGGAAGTAGTTACACCGGGTCGGTATTAGATGGTGGCAGTTATAATTTTGCATCTGCAATACCATATCTATCTACATTATCTACACAAGAACAGATAGACAATTATATTGAACTAATTGTTCAAGGTGGTGCTCCGCCTAACTATCAAACGTTCAAAGGTGACGGAGTTACTACAAACTTTAAATTAAAATATGCTCCGCAAGCTGTATCATTAACAGGCGTATGGTGTAACGGTGTGTTACAGCAATACGGTAGTAATTGGTTAATTCCAAATTCAATAACAAATGCAAATGTAAGTGTTACCGGATCTGGATATACAGTAGGCGATATCATAAGTCTATCTAGTGATTTTGCAGCGGCAACAGTACAGGTATTATCAACAAATAATTCTGGCGGCATAACAAATGTATCTATAATAACAAATGGGCATTATAATGTAATACCAATTGGATCTATTACATGTACAGGTGGTACCGGATCTGGTGCAGAATTCATACCAGTATGGGGAGGAACAACGTTAGTATTTTTAACTCCGCCACCTGTTACAGTTGATTTACCAAACATTTATGTTCTATATGCAGGAGAAACATTTGCTCCTGCACCAAGTGATGACTCGGCTATAATTTATGATGGTAATGTATTCTTATCTTCAGCTGATTTACAATCAGGTCACCCGGAAGAATTATACCCAGCAAGACTTGCTGACAGTATAAGAATTGATACTTATCAACAAGCAATTGCCGGCGCTGGTATTATGAGCACAAGACAGTACACCACCGATGGCGTAAATGATAGATTTATTTTGTCAGTTACCCCCGAAAATACAACATCTATTCTTGCATGGTTAAATGGCAATTTATTAAAATATGGGCCATATAATGACTATGTAATCAATTTTGAAGATCATACTGTAGTATTTGGTGCGCCGCCGGAACCCGGAATATTGCAAATAACTGCATTCAGCGTAGGTGGTGCAGGTACAAGTGTAACCTCTGCATATAATGTTGATCCGGGTATTGGATACAAACCATATGATATAATTACATTATCTGGTTCTGGTAATCCTAATCCAAATGTAATTGTACAAACTGTGCAAGTAGTAAATGTAACAATTATATCTGGCGGTAGCGCATTTAATAAAGGCGATGTATTAGTAGTCAATGAAGCTAATATATATCAAGCAAATGACAATGTAGTCGTTACAGTTGGCAATGTTTCGGTGTATGGAGAAATTTTAGATGTTGCATTAACACAACCGGGTCAATATACAAGCACATTTACATATCCGTCATATATCACAAATGGCTCAGGTGTTAATGCAAATATTGCACTTGAATGGGGTGTGCATACCGTTGAAGTAGAAAATGCAGGATTTTACCTGTATAAACTTCCTCAACCAATCAATCAATCAAATACAACAGGATCTGGTACAGGTGCTACATTTAATGTAACATTTGATAACGTATCAAATACTATTGTGACATTGTCAGATGGTGTATCAACAACATATGTACCGGGTGTTGCAGCAAATAATGCAGACCAAGTATATGTAACATTAAATGGTGTTCCTACAAATAATCTAACCGTAATGTCGGGCAATATAATATTGAATGAAGTACCTATAATAGATACAGAGATTTCCATTACCGTATTTGAAAATTCTAACTTTAGTAAAATAAATCAAGAAGATATTTACATTGTAAACGGGCAGTATACATATCCATTAACATACCCACCATTTAGTACCAAACCCGGGTATAATAGTACAATTGTATTGCGCAATGGGCGAATACTTCGCCCGCCAAGTAATAATACATACATCGGAGATGGTGTTACAAACACATATAACCCTTATTATATTCCGTTCAGTTCATCTAACGTAATCGTATCATTCACCGGAAATGGAGTAACTACAGAATTTAATACCAATGTTGATATCGGGTCATCTGATGTATTAGTGACTGTTGACAATGCAAGAATACCAGGGCCGTATATTTCGATATCAAATAGTAATGTTACGGTTACGCCAACACCAGCAGCTGGTTCAAATGTATTAATTGAAATTATTTCATATGAATTTAATTCTAATTATTTCAATGTTTTTGTTAATAATACACAATTAATATATAATACAGATTACACCGTTGAATCAAGCAATATTACAATTCTAGCAACTCCACCAAAAGGTAGTACTATTACAATGGTTGCAACTGATCCAAACTATGGATATGAATATAGTTTAGATCTTGTCAATAATACAATTACATTTGTTAGTATCGATCAAGCCGGCTGGGATATATTAGGATGGGATAATGATTTTGGTTGGGATTATGCAGTAAGTGCAGTTCAACCAGACGACACTATTGTTGTAACAACCTTCTCAGAAGATTCTGCCTGGGACTTTAAAACTGAATCCTTCAATCAGAACTTAAAAGGCGAATATGTTCTTGCTGGTATACCTCTACGTGATACCAGCATGATTGTTGCTGCCGCTGGTGTTGTGTTACGACGAGGAATTGATTATACTGTATCCTATAGCAAATCTGCTACACCGACGGTTACAATTAATATCACCCCTACAGCAAATTCAACAAGAATTCTTGTCACATATGCAACAGGTATTGCTAGTGCGCCGCCAATAGCTTGGAGAACATTAATCACTGACAATTCTAGCACATCATGGGCATTAAATGATTCTGCCAAAACAACACTACTATCTTCAATATTGGTGGGTGCTTCTACCATAAATGTCGCTGATATAACCAAGATAACTTTACCTACTGCTACCGTACCTGGTGCGGTATGGATTGATAACGAATTAATTGAGTTCTGGACCTATATACTAAGACCTGTAAGTGGATACCCAAATGCTGCATTACTTGGCACATTAAACAGATCAAGAAAGGTAACATCTTCCAGCCCAGATTCAATTAATAGCGTTCTTTATTATAACGGCGATGGTGCAACATTCTTGTATGCTGCTGCAAGTGGTACACCTGCTATAGGCGAAGCAATATTTGTAAATGGTATAATACAAAATAGCAGTCAGGTAACAAGTGTGATTGATCCGGCCGGAGTACCTGCAGGCCGGTATTATCAATTCAATGTTGCACCCCCTGTCGGTTACAAAAACATAAAGATTAGTAGTTTAGTAATTGATAATTCATCTACAGGGTTGGTACATTCAGTTGGTGCCACAGTAATAGATGCAAGTGCAGCAAGTCAGATCCCGGGCGGGTACCAATGGACTCCAAGTCATTTTGGTTTGCAGAATAGTAACACCTATTTAAGTCAATTTTTAATTGCAAGATCAGGAACTGAAAGTTGAACATACTTTACGGAGATGATTTATGAGTCATATTTTCTTAACTTATGAGTTACGAGTAAGTTCAAAAAACTTAACGATATTTGAGCAAAGCCTTGGAAAATTTGGCGAAGTTTCCAGAGATAATTACAACGGCTATGAGACTGGCGGCGTTATAGATTTTGAAAATATGAAAAATGCAAGAGAATGTTACGAATTTATGAATTTAAATAATGGCGAATTTGACAGAATTTCTGATATTTCGGTTACTATAGACTATGAACCCGATTTACCATTATTGCAATATATCGGTTGTGAGCTTTTATCAAACGATATAAATCTTAATGTTATTTTTTCAACATATATTCAAAAATCGTTGTCAAAAAAGAATATATTAAAATTACAAAAAGACTTGATTGATAATGGTTTTACAGGAAATGCATATTATGATCCCGGTAAATAATACATGAAACCTATAAACAAACCAATTAATTCAAACGTAGCAATAATTACTCAAGCAATTTCTATTTTAGATACTGCTGTTGATGATAAATCAAATATCAAAATTTATGGAAATATATTAATTAAAGATAAAATATCCGGAACAGTATTACTGAATAAACGAATTTAACAGTTTACTGATGTCTTAATTTATATTCTATAATTTGTTCTTCAGTTGGATATTCTACTTTATGATGCGAAAAATCTTTTGTTGTAACAACTGCAAAATTATTTTTTTCACCATTAAAATCTGCATTCATATTAAAAACAAATCTATTATCTTCGGGTAAACGATGATCAATACAACTTATTATTCCGATTATAGTGATATTAGTATAAAAATTTGAACCGATTTTAACATCAAAATAAGTAACCATAACGGTATCATTAACTTTTAGATTCATAATCACAATTATAACACAAAAATCAAAGATAAATAGATAATAATTAGGAATAAGAATGTTTGACAATATAAAAGAACGAGTTAAAGGCCATGTACTTATTAGAGATAAGGTTACCGGTGAGGTATTGGTGGATAAGTTTAACAGTATAAATTTTGAGAATTTCTCAGTCGCCATCGCACAAACATTAAGCAATCGTCCATATGGATGGATTCAAGATATGTGTTTTGGAAACGGAGGAGCAACAGTTAGCGGCACTGGCATCATAACTTATTTGCCGCCAAACGTTGTTGGACAAAATGCAGAATTGTATAATGAAACATATTATAAAGTAGTTAATGATCAAAGCGCATTAAATACCGATCCTACCAATAATTATATTACTGTAAATCATATTGTTGGTACTACCTATGCAGATATTGTTGTTACATGCACATTAGAACTCGGTGAACCAGCAGGGCAACAAGCCTTTGATACAGCAACTAGTTTAAATGATTTGTATGTTTTTAATGAACTTGGCCTACGTGCTTATGATGTTAATGGTGCTGCTGATAGCGGCAATTTATTGACGCATGTAATTTTTTCACCTATTCAGAAATCATTGACCAGACAAATTGAAATTGTTTATACAATCCGAATACAAACAAGCTCTTAACTATTGATTTTGTTACATATTTTATTTTAATTATATATTGATTCACTCACTTGATATTCAGCATATACATTATGAAACAAAAACAAAAGTTAGATGCATTATTGTCGCAACATAAACCTGATCGTCCTTTATATAAATTAATAAGACAAGATTTAGATTTACTTTCTTGGATAAATGAACAAGTACCGGAATCTGATAATCTTCCGGAACAAATTTATTGTATAATGAATAATCTGAATCCAATTTGTAAAAACGGCAAAAGAAAAGCATTTAAAGATTCTTGGTGCGGTTATCAAATGTGCGGAAGAACTACTTGTAAGTGTTGGAAAGACAATCAAAGCAATAAACTTTCTATTGCTAAAAATGCAATGTCTGAAGATGAATGGAATGATGTAATTAATAAAAGAAAAATAACTAATTTAGAAAAATATGGTACAGAATTTGCTGTTCAAAATGAAGAAATTAAAGCTAAAGTTGCCGCTGCAAACATAGAAAAATATGGAGTTAAAACAACATTACTTGAACCAATCACAATGGCTAAGATTAAAGAATCGTTAATTGAAAACCATGGTGTTGATAGCCCAATGAAGTCTGAAGAAATTAAACAAAAAGCAATGGATACTTGCTTAGAAAGATATGGGCATGTTGTTTATTGGACCATTACGCGCAAGTCTTGGTCAGAAAAATAATATAGCAGATACATACGAGATGTATAGATTTGCAACAAACGGTAATGTTCCAGGTATCGCGTCTAAAATGTTCAAACATTTTACCAAAAATTATTCTCCAACTTCTGTTAGCGAACTTTGGATTCCAGCTGCATTAGCTGTTAGCGGGCATACGAGAGAAGAACATCTAAAATTTGATGACCCGGACATTGTTATGAAATCTGCTAAACAATTTGTTGAATCAAATAACGATGGAAGATCAATCTTAGTTTCTGATAATAACGGATTCGATGCTGCATGGATCAATGCTTACATGCATAAATTTGCAGGCGGCAATCCATTTGGTCATTCGTCAAGGCGTATAGGTGATCTTTATGCAGGCCTTCGTAAAAATTTTAGAGATCAGAACGGATGGAAGAAGCATAAAACTACAAAACATACTCATAACCCGGTTGATGACGCAATGGGTAATGCTGAAGCTTTGTTGTTCATTTGTCAAAAATATGGTATAAGCATTTAAAGGTGTAAATTAATATGAAATCTTTCTGGCTTATGCAGGTATTGCAACATGCTTTTATTTTTGCGGAAATTATTCACCTGAATTGTGTTTAGGTTGGCCAGCAATTGTTATAAAAGCAGCTATTAATCATATTAAGTCAGAGTAGTTGTTTAATAATCCAATTTGAACTGATTAGCTCAGACACTACATCATTGGTTGAATTAAAATATTTTTCAGCTCGAGATCTGATAAGATCATTTCTTACTTTAATTCGTTCATCTAACTCAAGTGATCTATTAGTCAATTCGCGTAACATTCCCATTGTCATTGGGATGCTGTAATTTAAATCACATTTTAAAACATCTTTTTTGGTCGATACAACTTTGTAGCATTGTAGGGACGATTGTATTAATTTTTTATAGGGATATGCATAACCATATTGTTTTGGCAAATCTAAACCTAATTTGTCGGCAACAGATTTGTATATGTTCCAAACTAGATCATATGACATTCCGGTATGTTGGTTGCTTATTATAGAATCACCAATTGACAAAATTTGTGAGCTATAGTGAAAACCGATACAAATATTTGAAATATCATCAAGTCTCATACGGTATTTACCCAAACATATTTTACGGACCCGCAATCGTAAATTCTACCATAACCTAAACTGTCCATAATTTGAAATTCAGTTAATTTTGGATCATACCCTTTAGCAATAAGACTGTGTTTTGTAAATCCAAATCGATGTGTCTTGTGAACATAATCTTTTGTGTACCAATAACCGGGACCAATGACTTTGTCTTTCATAAATCCTAATTGTAAATACATATTACCTTCTCCCCAATTACGATCTGAATAAGATATAACTGGAGCAACCTTGCCATAGAATGTTGGCGTGTTTTTTAGGTCAGTCTGGACTTTTACGATTCCAAAAGAAACCATAGAATAGTCTCCCGGATATGGTCCATCAGCTTCTATATCTACTACAAATAAAGTCATTCTTTAAGTTCAACTTTTGGTGCTTGAAACATTACGTCAGCATAATATTGTACTTCGGGATCCATTGAAACTTCGTGCCACGTAGGATCAAAATTTTTCCACCATTGCGCTTTATCTACTTGTGTATCAATGTTTCCAACCATCCACACAGCAGCTTTTAGGCGAGACATGTAGTCAATTCCTTTGGTATTGTAAAACTCTACAAGTTTGGGATTGGTTTCTGGTCCGGCAGACATTTGCAAGAGCAACTCTTTCAATTGAGCTACCTCTAATGCAAGCTCAGTTATAGCCTTTGCTGCTTCTTTTTGAATTGGCGGAATGAAATGTTCCTTTGAGAAATCTCTTGTAAACGTGTCTTTACCATCTAGTAATCCTGCACCATCATTCACAGGAATATTGTAAATCCCAAGGAGTCGGTTCGCTAAGTCAAAATAATCTGTCATGATATTATACATTCCTTAAGCCATTTTTCAATTACAGTTTTATCCCAAACCGGACCTTGTGCAAGTTCGACAATTGGCTTTGGAACGTTTTTTACATTTCTACTACGCCAATTACATAATCTTGCCTTGCTTATACCAGCCATTTTAGCAACTTCAGCTAGTCCGACAAGATCTAATTTTTTACCCATATATTTGTTTAATACCAAAATTATCGTTTTACAAGATAATCCGACAACAAAAGGTTAGAAAGGTGCAGTCAAGTCAATACCAGAGGACATAAATACGTATAGCATTTAACTATGGAAAATAATAATGAGCACACCTATTTTAACCTTTGATGGCAATGTTGTTGTAGCAGGAGGAATCCCTGATCAAACAATTAATACCACAGCTAGCGCATTGGAAATGCCAGGAAGAGGTTATTCCGGATATGGCGAAGCAGTTAATCAGAATAGTATATGGATAATGACAAATTTTGCTGGTAATGTTCAACCACTTCCGGCATTCAAAGGTCAACTTTGGTATGACACTTCTACCCGCCAATTAAAATTATATGACCCCGATATTTACGGGTCTACATGGGAACCACTTGCACCATTTGCAAGTCCAACAAATACCGATCCAATTGATCCTCCTCTTCCCGGATATTCTTTAATTGACGGGTTGCGTCTTACTGACACACATGGTGGTCTGCATAATGCGTTGCGTGTTACCGTGGGCGGGGAATTCGTAGGAGTTTACAGTGGCGATAACGAATACCAAGCAAATATTGCATTAACAAATATAGCTGCTCCTGGCATCACAAATGTTTATCCGGGATTTAATATGCTCGGTGTTACAAATTCAGCTGTCACTGCAAGCGAAGGGTTGTTTGATAGAGTAAGGTTAAGTGGCGATATTGTTGTGAATCCGCCGCAATCAGGTGATATTGAATTCAACGGTTCTGCATTTCAATTTAGTTTCCCAAATCCCAATGGCGTGGTAGAACGTTATACGCCCATTTTTAGCGAGCAATTAACTACAGAGAATGTTATATATGTAGGTACAAACGGTTCAGACGTTGATGAAAACGGCGTTATAACTGCAGGTAGCGAAAATTCTCCATTTAGATCAATTGGCGGTGCGTTAGCATATATACAATTACAGAATACCGGTTTACCGACAACGATTTATGTGTCAGCTGGCACATTTGTAGAATTAAATCCATTATATGTTCCGCCAAATGTAAGTATCATTGCAACCGATCCTAAAAATACATTTGTTCAACCATTAATGCCTATGATAGACGTATTTCATTTAGATAGCGGATCATATGCATATGGCATAACTGTTATTAATCATTCTACACCAGCAGCAGCATTTTCATTTCCTACCAGTTTAGCAAATGTGCAAGTGTCAAATGGGAATATTACAATTCCTGCAAGCCCTTCATCGGGACCTGGCGGCTATTTGTTCAGTTATACGGGTTATTCGAATAGTCCTGGAATTTTTACAAATATATTTGTTGAACAAAATTCAAATGAGACCGGCAATGCTTATATAACCGGATCTTTAGTCAATGGTGCAATTACCGAAATATTAGTAACAAATCCCGGTAGCGGATATCTTATAAATTCTCCTCCGCCTGTTGAAATTACCGGTCCTGGTAGCGGAGCATATGCAATTGCAATAGTATCAACAGCAGGAACAATATCTTACGTACAAATTCTAGATCCGGGTTCTGGATATGGATCAGATATATCACAAGTATCGGTATCAATTGGTGGGCCGCCGTCAGGTGTTAATGCTACGGCTATTATTCCTTACGGACCCTATAATAGTGGTGGTACTTTATATGCCGGTAACACAATAAGTTATATAAACGGGATAGAAACCTCCGGTTCAATCTTGTGTACTAAAAAGGGTTTGAACGATGGTGTATTACGTTCATTTTCCACATCTTATGTAGGCGGGAATTATAATTTACCGCCAGTTGTAAGTATCGATACTCCTATGAAGTTAAATGGGGGTTTAAATATCACAAGTCAACCAATAATCGATAGTTGTGCTGCAATTACCGGACCATTTGATATAAACGGAGTTCTTATACCTGCGCCAGGCGTTTCTGGTTTGTATGGTACGGGACCAAATTTACCATATAATCTACCACAAACAGGAAATGGTTATGGTAATGTAAACGTAAATGGTGCAGGAACAGGTGTTCGTGTAGATGCAGCAGTATTAAACACATCTACAAGATTATCTAGCATTGGTGTAAATAATTTCAGAGCTATTACGCAAGGCGGCAAAGGCATATCTGCAATAAACAAAGGTATTGCTAAACTAAACGGCGTAAGTACATCTTTAGCAAGCATAGGTCTTAGCGCAAGATCAGGCGGAGTAATTGTTTCCACAGGAGTAAACATAGAGGCAGGCAATATAGGGTTACAAGCAACTGGATATTACCCAGCACCATATGCAACAGGTGCAATTTCAGCCACTATTACAAATTCTCCCATCGTTACGATTACTACTAGCGGAGTCCCATTATTAGGAACTGCATTAAAACTTAATAATACTAATCAGGTATATATCATAACAGCTATATCCGGCGGCGGCGGCTCGTATGCATTAAATGTTCAACCGGCTATTACAAGTGTAGGGGCTGGGGTAACAGTAGGGTTGTATAATAGCAGTTATATAATTTCTAATGCAGCTCTTAATAGAGTTGGTGCTGGGGTAACTTATAATTCATTACCTATATATGGTTCCCAACAAATACCAAGTAACGAATTAGTAGGCGGAGGTACATTTGCCAACGGATTAAATGACGTTGGTAGATTATATGTTAGTACAATTGACAATACTGGCATTTTAAACTTTAGCAACGGTATATTACAGGTACAACAAAATAATTCTACCGTAAGTGTCGATGGTACTATATTTACAAACGGGTCATACGTTACTGGTACATCAACTGTTGTCGGTGATCTATTTGTAAATGGCGCCAATAATTCATTATTTGTTGGTAGCTATGGTATTGCTGGCGCCGGATATGCTGCAATTAGCTCAGGTTCAGCAAGCGGAAATTCTGGATCATTATCTTTCTTGGATAACAATGAGAATCAACTTGCATTGTTATACTCGTCATTTGCAGGCGGCCCATTATATATTAAAAACACTCAAACAAACTCTCCAACAGTATTTTATACCGGAGGCAGTGAGTCGATGCGTATTACCTCTGCTGGTTTAGTTGGTATAGGCACATCAAGTCCATCAGCAACGTTGCATATTAATGGAAGTGTTACAGCAGGTATTGTTACAATTGCAACAAATGGTAATCTTACTACTCCTACAAATGTTAATTGCGGTGGTATTATTGCTAACAATGGAGAAATTGCCACCGAGTTTGGAATTGGAACATTTTTAACTGTACAAGAATTTATCTTATGTGAAGGAACTGTCACTGGTACCGATTTTATTGCATCAAGTGACGAGAGACTAAAAAGCAACATAAAAACTATCGAAAACTCTCTAGATATTGTTACCAAAATGCGAGGTACAACTTTTAACAGAAAAGATAGTGATAAAGTTCATGTAGGTGTTATTGCTCAAGAAATACAAAAAGTTATGCCAGAATTAGTGCATGAAGATAAAAATGGATATTTAGGTGTTTCATATAGTAATATGGTTGCATTATTAATCGAAGCAATTAAAGAACAACAAACACAAATAGACGAATTAAAATCACTTATTGGAAAATAACAACAAATGGCTTTAAATGGATTACCTCTAGATTTTAGTCAAATACAAGCGTTCTTTAGTAACTATGGTGTTGCAGCCGATTTGAAATCATATTATCGCGGCGGTGGTTTGGTTCCAAATACAGCGCAAAATGCCAATATACCAACAACCGGTACAATTAAAATAAGCGATTTTGTTAATGCAAGTCATTGGCCGATTGATCCAACTCTTATAGTTGGTAACATACCCGGATTTAATTTATCATTTTCAGGGTCATCAAGTAGTGATCACTTTGATAGTTGGTTTATTAATCCTGCAAATAATCAAGTTGTTCAAGGCCTTTATACAACTAGCAATGGTAGCGCTGATCCTACTTTGATTGGAAGACCACCGGTATATAATGGCGCTATTAATCCTGCGACGCCTATGGGTGTTATGATACAATATCAAAATTTTATTAGTCAACATTGCCTGGGAGGTAATTCATGGTTACCTGGTTATGCTTATTATCAACCACAAGGTAGCGGAACTCTTAATTTAAATTATGGTACTACTATAACCGGAGTTAATCCGTCCGGCGGAAGAACTCTTGGCGCATTTGGCGGCGCACATCAAGGTGCACCCGGAGCAGGGTTTGTTGCTACTGCAATATATCTAATGATAAATTACGGAATTGCATCCGGCGGAAATACACAATTAATCAATCAATTAAGATCGTATAACTGGGATGTAACTTCGACCGCAGCAATAAATTCCAATTTTAGTGCATTTGCAGCATGGGTAGCAGCAAATTGAATTTAATTTGTTTAGAAATGATACCAGAGCGTAGGCTAGATATTAATTCTGCTTGGTATTATTTAAGTAGCTATCAGCAATCTTGGTTTTGGCCTAATATAGCAGATTGGGGAGTTGTTGAATCAGTTGATGGCTTACGTAGAATATATACAATAAGTTGGAAAGATCAAACCTGTTATAATAATACACAAGGTGATCCAAATTTTAAAGCACAAGTTGCATTATGGAATGATTATAATAATCAAAATAATATTATAAAAGACTATTCAAGATTTGAGATTATAAATTATAAAAAAATTCAAGATGCTGTTACACAAGTAAAATTAGCAGCTAATTTATTATTGGTTAATTCATAATAACCATAAATAATAGTATATGAATGGGAGAATGCTAATGGCTCGACGAAAACCCAACGACGAATGGAGTGCAATCTTCAATAGTTTAGTATTAGAAACAGAACCGCCAATTGAATATGTTAAAAACGTAATCATTACAACTAAATCAGGTGGAAAATTTAATGTATCTCCCGAAGATTTTGAAGAAATTTTAGAAAGAGAGAAATTAATGGGACCAGAGCTTAGTATGATATCAAGCTGCAAATTAGCATTGAATATGCCAAAGCTTAAAAAAGATGTCAATAATTGGACTAATCATATGATTGAATCATTTGATGCAACAGGTAAAGCACCGGTACCAACTTTTGCACAAGAAAAAAGACCGGTAACACCAATTAAAAGAAAATCTAAAATTGATTGATCGAATTATTTCCGATATAATTAAAAAAATATCGGAAATAATTAAATGACATTACAAACAGACATATTAGGTAATCCAAATTACAAACCAGTCTTAAACTTCGGTTTTGTTGGACTTGTAGATAGCATGGGCGACGATTCTAGAATCGTACAAGCTGCCAGAGTGAGTTATGGTTCTGGTACTAAAACCGCCAGGGAAGATAGAGGATTAATTCGATATCTATTTAGACATTTTCATACCACTCCTTTAGAGATGGTTGTATTCTGTTTCCATCTGAAATTTCCTATCATTGTTTCAAGGCAACATTCAAGACATAGAATGAGTTCAACAAACGAATATTCTGGTCGTTATAGTGTTATGAGTGATGAATTCTATATCCCAAATGAAGATAGAATCCAGTCACAACACGCTATTAATAAGCAAGGCAGCGGAGATGCATTAGATCCAAAAACCCAAAAACAAGCTGTTGAAATCATTGATGATTTAACGCAGTTTTGCTATAAAAATTATCAAGAGCTGCTTGACCTCGGAGTTAGTCGAGAAGTTGCTCGTTCTGTGTTACCTGTTTCAAATTTCACAGAAATGTATTGGAAGATAGATCTCCATAATCTGTTAAATTATTTGTATTTACGTATGGATAGTCATGCTCAATGGGAAATTCAACAATTTGCAAATGCTATCGCAGAATTTGTAAAAGAAAAATGCCCAATAGCTTGGGAAGCTTATGTTGATTACAAGCAAAATGCAGTGAACTTTAGTGGTCCAGACATGTCATTTTTAAATCATATAATTGCAGAGAATAGCAAAAGTGGGTTAACATTGAAGAGTGTTATAGCACAAGAAAAAGCTTTATGGGAAAATGAAACTAAGTTTTTGAACAGATGGAATCTTACAAAAACGGAATATAATGAGTTACTTACTAAATTTAATCTTGCATAAGATTCAAAATAGGGACTTAAAAGTCCCTATTTTTTTGGTTGACCGGCTGCCAAAAGTGTAATATGTTGAATTATGGAAAAGTTCTTGATCAACACGGTTATGGCGGCTACAAATAGTCCAGAACGGCTTCTCACATCCACTCAAAAAAAATATCGAGAAAAACATGCTGAAATATTGCGTAATATGGTACGCAACTCCGATAAATTTTATGCCGATGAAGAAGTAACAAGAGCTGCGACAAGGCTTGGAATTGATCATCCGGAATCTCTTATAAAACTACTTAAGAATATTTTGCTTCCAAACAAAACTGTATGGATTGAATGGTTTTGTCGCATAAGTGTAGAAGAGGCAAACGGTAAATCCTATCCGGACGCACAAGAAAAATCAGGTTGTTTTATACAAGAAATTTCAGAGAACGAATATTTAATAACCACTGTCGGCGTTGTGAATGATAAAACAGGCGTAACAAGCTCGCCTATTTCGTTTTTGTTTAGAACTGATAGTCTTGCAGATAATCATCCGGATACAAAGATCCTTTCTAATTTAACAAACTTTAGCGAAGAAACATTATCACAATTTCCAGTAGGTACGGCATATTCTAAACTTCGAAATAAGGTATCAAGTAAAGTAGAACATTTGAAGAATTTGTCAAGCGAGTCAAATTTTGAAAAAATACAAACAATAATTGAAATCGATGCGGCGAACCTACAACAGCGAAAAGTTGAGGAGTTTATGAAGCATTGTACAATTATCATAACACCTTTTGCCAGAAAGAGTTTGCTAGAAGAAAACAAAAAAAGTCTCAGTAAACTTCTAATTAATGATATTCAAGAAACTGCTGGAACATTTTATTTTATGGTTTCTCTTCTATCTCTTATGAATTCTCCAGAATTTGTAAATTCTACCCCATCAAAGCGTGATTCAAAAAAACCAATATTGGTAGGTGGCAAAATTATCCCTTATATGGAGCATAAAATTGTAAAACTTATCGTTCCAAAACAAGTTGCAATTAATGGAATATCTAAACCAGGTTCATATGAAAATCAAGAACCTGTTCGTAGACAACACGAGGTAATGCCGTTTTGGTGCACCAGTCACAAAAATGATCATTTAAAATGTGACCATGAATTTGAATTTCGAACAGCGTCAAAGCAAGTATGTAAACTTTGTGGTACTAAAAAATGGAAAGTCAAAAAACACCTGCGTGGTGATCCTAACCTTGGTATAATCACAAAAGATAGAATTTTGTCAATGAAATGAAGGTGTATTTGGAGAATTTATGAAATGAGCACTATCCCCGAATTGTATGAGCAAATTGACAGGCTACGTGCCGCCCTTCGCTCATCGAACGATCTGCTGGCCCATGTCATGGAACACGGCCTTCCAAAAAAGGGCAGGTCGCGCAATGACAAAGACAGCGCTGATGCATGGTGGGAAGACAGCACTCGCGCCGTCCAAGACGGCTACGCGGCGCTCGCCGGCGTCAGTCACGGTGAATGGGTTTCAGCTCATGTTGGGTGGTATGTTCCGCCGCCCGGCGAAATTAAAATGCCCGAATCTACTTAACCCAGGAGAAGTGTTTTGCACATTGAACGTATGAAAGAAGCCATTGTGCTTTTACGCCAAGTTCATGAGGAAAAGAGAGAGAGTTTGATGTTGGGAGTTGGAGAGGAGTTACTCTGGACCCAACCAAGGAACCGTGCGGCACACGAGCCTGTGCAGGCGGTTATATGGTTCTTCACGAACCATTTCAAAGGCAAGGTCTTTTGCCTGCCTCGTGATTTAAGACCTAGGACTAGCTGCTTTAGCAGCATTTCTAGGCATAAGCTACGGGGATGCTGCGGCTATTTTTTATCATGGCCATGTTCCAGGTCTCATCTTTAAACCCAAGTGGGCGCTAACAGCTAAGGACATTGCCGATGTAATGCAAACTTTTTTAGATAGCGAGTTTATGTCGGAATTTGACAAACCCTATTGTTATTAGGAGATAATGATATGAGCATGAAAATATGGTTCGTGAATGATGACTATTTTGGTGAGGGTCAGATAACCCTTTTGTTTGCAAAAGGCCCAGATAAAATCGCAAACTGGTTTTCTGGTCCAAATCGTACAAACTATTTTCAGCATGTGGCTACTGTGACAAGTAATCAGAAGTTGGAACATATTTATGCAGCCACCCAGAGCATTAATGTGCTTTGGAAACTTACCGCCCCTGAATGGCTTGTTCCCTTAGATAAGCTACCACTCAGATCTATGTCAATGGGAGATATTATTGAGGAAGATGGGGTATTTCATATAGTTGATGTAGTTGGTTTTACTTACTTCTCAAACGGTTAATTGCATACGGTTACAGATAAACTTTTTTCATTGCCAATTATTGACCTTTATGTTCTAATGCAGCTAAGATTACTGCACCAGCTTTAATTAAAGCATCACGATATTCTTCTGTTGAAATAGGCATATGTTTTCTAGATGATGCCCTTCCTAAATATTGGACAGCGATGGAAATCCAATCGTTGTGAGTGTGCTTGATATCAAACTCAGACCCAGGCAAATTTAATTGCCTGAGCCTTTCATTTACAATGTCTGAAACTATTTTGTCACGATATGTAACAACGTTAGGGAAGTTAGAGAGTTTTTCATCTACCTTTTCAGGTAAGCCTATTAAATCTAACACTTCCTTTTTAGTCATTATCTAGTACCGGCACCTATACGTCTACGAGGCGGTGCTTTGGGCTTCGTAACTGTCGGAGTAGATGTATCTAGCATAGGCGGCACATCAAGCCTTTCAATTACCACTTCTGTTTTAGGTGTTTTAACTACTTTCTTTTGTAAAGTAGGATCCATTCTATACGCCTGCTCGCGCTTTTGTGCAGCATCCTGCTCTAAAATTTCTGCCATGCGAAGCAAGTTTTGCGCTTGATCTTTATTACCTTGTACTGCTGCATGGTCCATGTTATTAGCATGTATATTAAACTTACCAATTTCAGCTGCTACTTGCGCGCGTGTTTCTGGATCAAGATCATCAAAATTATCCATCGGAGCATCAAGTGATGATTCATTCATCGCTTTAATAATATCCGATAAAGGCCAATTTACTCCGCGTCTAGGTGTCATAGTTACCAAACTAACTGGCACTTTTTGTAAACGTCCTGCGGTATGCATTTTTTCTAGTAATGTCGTATTACTGCCGTCTGGACTCATACGACGACCTAAAACATCACCTAAATTTTTACAATCCTGGCCGTCTGTACTTTCTACTACTTTACGAATTGCTTCATTAAATTGATCAGGTAAAGAATCTGTATCAATCACCAAACAATTCTCTTTGTCGTCAGGTAGAGTCATAAACACAACTACTACATTTTTCCCGGTATTCTCTAATCGGCCTACATGTTTAAACAGCCCATCTGTTGTTGCCATATATAATTCCTTTTATTTTAATTATATCAAATTTTGATACAACATACAATATTATAATATTGAAGTTCACGGGAGGCACCCCCAACTGCTCTATAACTCAAAGGAATTACAGCATGTAACTTCTTAAACCTGAGCCTCTGGCTCGATAGGTGTTTGGTTTACTGGTTGTTGAGCTGTTTGAATAAAATTCATTAGCTTGTTATAATTAGCACCAACAGGTGCTAATTCAGCACCTCTAAAAGCACCTCGACTGCTTGCTAGATCTATGTATGCAAGAATCTCTTGCAAGTCAGCAAGGGTGATGGCTGGATTTGTATTTTCGGTCATTGTATTCTCCATTTCTTTTTAATTATATTTTTTGATATTGATTTAATCAATATTAATTTTTAAGTATAATCGCCGCCTTCATCTACTATAATAATCTCTACCACTACATCATAAAAACCGGTTATAAAATCAAATACAGTATCAATGAGATCTTCTAATAAAGAAGAAAAGAAAACCGGATGATTAAATAACTTAGCAGTATCAAACTTTAATACTACACCAACTGGTTCTTCTAATTTTGCTGCTTCTAATCTTGCATAATATTCTGCCTTAGATAATGAATCAGTAAACTTCAAACCACGTACATTTGTTAAACGACCTGATGTTTGTAATGCATTAAAAAAGCTTTTAGATACTCCCAGATATACTGGATAATTAGTGTCAAATTTCATTTTTTTATTCCTTTTTGTTGCTATATCGTAATGAATTGTCACATCGATTTGCATTGGCGAATTGTCATCAAAATCGTCGTATTCGACGTTTGACATAAATGCACCTTCGATATACCAAATATCATTGTCATCTTCAATTTCAAAATTAAATTTATATGGCATCCCATTAAAATTCATTTGTTTTTGTAATTGTGCGCCAACCCAGGCGCTTATTTTATTATGAGAATCTCTAAAAACAATTTTTATAGGCTTCCATGTCATTCTTCCCGGAATGAGAACTAAATTAGCTTCTATTTCCAATGCAGGTAAATCTGATCGTATTACACTTATTGTAAGAATTTCTTGTAATGGTAAATCGCCATTGGTATTAAATCGTATGATTGGCGGATAAACACACTGTTCTGGAGTAAGTTGAGTCTGTCCGGTAACTACGTTAGGATGCAACAGATTTTTATCAAGTTCATCAGATACTTCAATGTCACCAATTTCTAGTAACTTGCCTAACCATGATCTAAAAGTTTTAAACATTTTTAAATTCCTTTTTAATTGTTGTCGTAATGATATCTGTTTCTGTAGTATAGGAAAATTTATATTCGTTTGTCGGCAAATTAAATTTCATTACGGTTTTGTGTAGATGCTCTATATCTTTTTCTTGTTTTTCTTGTTTCCATCTACGGACGTTATATGAATGTTCAATTGCATTTGCGAACTATAAAAATGCATCATCATTTAAAATGTTTAGAATATTTGAATCGTTCATACAGAACACACTGCATATCCATGGTAGATATTACAATAGGTGTCTTTTGGTTCACTAATATCAGCCATTTCTATTCCTAATAAACTATGTAGTTTATTATTTATGACTAATTTTTAGGTGATAGATAAAATATGGTCTGCGGTCGGGGATCCCAACCTATATACCACAACTCAATATATGATATTAATTATCAGAACTTAGATATTAAACTATAAGAAATAAAAATGGTCATGCCTTCACGTGGGTTATACATTGTTGTACAACCCACGTCTTAATGCTAGTGAACAAACTTATTCGGAGGACGAATTGTTACAAGCGACTCATCCCATTGCAGATATTGAATCCAAGACGCATCTGCAACCACAATAGGAAGTTGCCGTGCATTTTTTATTAACTCAAAATAATCTGGGCGATGCGGCTTGTTAATCGGCTTCATTGTGGTTCGATGACCTTTTATGGTGTTACATATATAACACGCCGAACTACAATTCTGCCAGCTAGTCGCACCGCCTCGAGCACGAGGAACTACGTGATCAATGGTTAATTCTTGCATACTGAGTTTTTTCTGACAATATTGACATTGGAAATTATCTCTCAGCATCAAGTTATATCTTGAGAATCGAACATAATGCTTCTTTTTGATAAACTCAGATGAAACCATGACTGACGGTACATTCATCGTTAAACTTGGAGAATGCACCTGCCACGAATCATACTCTTCCAAAATTTTGGCACTACCCAAGAAAGACAACTTTACAGCTTCTTTCCAGCTGATAGCCGAAATAGGAATGATACTTAATGGTGTGTAATCTGCGTTTAAAACTAATGTATTACTCATGATACTTCTTCAAGTTTAATGCTACAATTATATCGTAACGTATTTTGTTAATTAAGTCAAATTATTGAGATAAGGAAATGTTATGGATTATAGCCAGATAAACATGTCTAAAAAAACTAATTTGTAATCCAAAACTTGTAACAAATGCTGCGCAACAGCCAATTAAATTGAATTCATGTACTTGCATCCAACCGCTAATGGCACCGGAAATCGAAAATATTATTAATAGCATTACCGGAAATAATATTCCAGCTGATAGAGTTTTTGGAAAAACAACCAACATTTGAAACCAACCTTAAAATGATTATATACGTATTTATATTCTAGTCTAAATACAATGCTAATAAGGTTTTATAACTATCGTATGCTTCTTTCACTGTTGGATTATTTTTTATAATATCTTGCTCCCTAAGTCGGTTCTTTGTAGAAAGTTCATTGTTTTCTACAATATATGCAAGTTCTTCTAAAGAACTATAATCAACCGTAACAGTTGCGATATATGATGAAGATGAATATAGACTTGATTGAGAAATTGTCGAGTACATATCAATTGCGTTGTAGAGATATTTAGGTATAATTTCAACCTTAAAATCTCTACAACGTAATTGATATAGAAGATTATTTACTCGATCCGACACATATGAATATACCGGAGATGAAGATGAAGATGAATATGGATTGCTCATGCAAATATTATTATATTAATGCATAAACAAATCAATTTTAAATTTTAATCAATCGGCGAATTTGCTATGTTCTGTTCATAATTTTTATTACCACCAAATGTTAACATCATCCATAGAGGATTCTCTTCTGCTGCTTTAAGAATATCTCGAAGAATCATTGGTGCTAATGACATATTAGTGTTAAGGTCGGCATTTTCAATTTGAACTCGTTGAAGAGCCCGAATAATTTCCTCTTTTGTAGCCGGATACTGTTCAATGTTACGCACTTAACATCTCCTTTAAAACGTTTCGAAATAACCAATTTCGAAACCTTCGTATTCATCGTCTTGTCGTTTGTTAATAAAATTTGCAAGTTCTTGTGGATTTTCAAGGTTTGGAAGTTGTACATTATCGTCATACCAGCAACCATCATCGATTCGTTGCTTCACAATTTTAGAAAGAATTTTTGGAAGTTCTGGAGAACTTTTAATCAAGGATGTTAGTCCGTAAACTTTCTCTTCTGCAGTAAACAGAAAAGTCCGATTACCGTGTTTTTCTCGAAAAATAATATATCTGTGTATCAATGCCATAGTTGAAATGTACCTTTCTCATCTGCCATGTTGTGCAATTCCAAATTATAAATTACATCATCTTCTGTAATTTCGTATTCTGGATTTCTCAAAGATTTAGCAAAAATAATAACTGCACCAAAATAAATCATCGCTGCAATTGAAATAATTAGTGTCAATTTGTATTCTCCATAATGATTTTGCTAATTCCAAATATTATCTTTATGCATAGCATTAAAGATAACCAGTGTCAATCTTCCGATGATAAGATGGATTGAATGCGATGAATTTTGTTATCACTATGGTCTACAATTAAGGTTTCTCTATTTTCATCACCATATTGGACATATACCCATGTAATTGGCATACTTCCGTCATCGTAACGAAATTCTTCCATAAACTGTATTAATTCTCTTCTGCTAATCTCACCATTTTTACTAGCAATCCAGCCTTCCTTTGATCCATCTGGAGGAATGAATACACTACAATAACCATTCACCGGAGATTTAATAATGTCTCCAATATTTACAAATAGTTCACAAGCTCGTGCATGAACTTTGGTTATTATTTTATCATCGTAGCTTGTTGCTATAATAGCATGGTGTCTTATGTATCCCATGCTTGCAGTTATGCAAATAATTCAAATTAATGTCAAAAAAAATCCCTACATTTCTGTAGGGATTTTTAAAGGAGAGTGAATCTAATTAAAGACTTGTATCAGCTGTAGTTACGGCTGCATTTACATCATTAACAACATTAGTGACATCCGCTGCGGCTGCCGGGAACAATGATTTGAATTGTGTCCAAAGTTTGCCCCAAATATTGAGAATGAATTGGCTTACAACTGGCATTGGGAAAACAACAGCAATTACGTAACCTATAACCAATTCTAAATGACCTAGCAAAAATGTAAAGACGGTAAAAAGTGAACTAAACATGAGTGTCCTCCGTTATTTGTATATATTTACCGAGGTGCGTCATTTACAAACCCTGCATTTATTGTTTGTGAGAAATCTTCATTTCATAGTCGCTCCAAAACAGGGCTAGCTACATCCACAAATATATTTATTGAAATAAACAAATGCAATCAAACATAATGAAGTATGAAAAAAATTAAAAATCATAATATTGATTTTTCTAAAATAGTGCATTTTACAGATTTGCATTTAGGATTAAGAAATAATAGCCGAGAACACAATTCTGCATGTGAAAACTTTATTAAATGGATGATTTCAGAATCAAAAATTAAAAAAATTACCACTTGTTTATTCTCGGGCGATTTTCACCATGTGAGATCAGCTATCAATATATCAACATTGAATTATAGTGTAAGTTGTTTGCGTTTATTGAGTGAGAATTTTGACAATGTAGTAATGATTCCAGGCAATCATGATTTGTGGTATAGGGACAAAAGAGAAATAAACAGCCTACCTTACGTAGAAGAATTTAAAAATATTCATTTCTTAAACGAAATCACAACAATCGATGATTTTGCTTTTGTTCCATGGTTAACAGGTGATGAATGGAAAGAAGTCGCAAAAATCAAACAACCTTGGATGTTTGGACATTTTGAATTACCGTCATTTATGATGAATGCCCAAATATCTATGCCAGATCACGGTCAATTAAGTCAAAAACATTTTGAACATCAAAAGATGGTATTCTCTGGTCATTTTCATAAAAGACAAAATCAAGGTAAAATTTGGTACACCGGTAACTGTTTCCCGCATAACTATTCAGATGCTTGGGATGATAATAGAGGTATAATGTTTTGGACTCCTGGGCAAGAACCAGAATTTATCAGTTGGCCAGATGCGCCTAGCTATAGAACAATGTCACTAAGTCAAGTATTAAGCAACCCATCTTATTTCATAAACAATAAAACATATGCAAGAATTGCAATTGATTTAGATTTAACCTATGAAGAAATTACTTTCTTGAAGACTCAATTTGAAACAGAATTGGGTGCAAAAGAGATACATATGCAGAACAATAAAAATAATGAAGACATTATTTTTGATGGAAATATTGCAATTGGGTTTGAGAGCGTAGATCACATTGTAATAAGTCATCTCCAAACTATCGAATCTAACTCCATAAACACGCAGAAATTAATTGAAATTTATTCAGGACTGTAAATAACAATACCTATAGGAGACAGACCGTTGGTTAATATAGAAAAATGTTTATTAGAAATAAAGGATAGATTAGGTGCTAACAATTAAGTCTGTAACAATGAAAAATTTTTTGTCATGCGGGGCAGTTACTCAAGCAGTAGAGCTAGATAAAAATGGGCTTACCCTTGTATTAGGTGAAAATCTAGATCTTGGTGGTAATGGTGCAAGAAATGGGGTGGGGAAATCGAGTATATTGCAAGCTATTTCTTATGGTCTATTTGGTAAACCGCTAACCAACATTAAAGTTGATAATCTGGTAAACAACATCAACAAAAAAAATATGGTAGTATGTGTTGAGTTTGAGATAAACGGGCACACATATAAAATTGAAAGAGGCAGAAAACCTGCTTATTTCAAATATATTGTAGATGATGCACATGTAAACGAAGTTGATACAGACGAAGCCCAGGGTGAGAATAAAGACACTCAAAAAGATATCGATAAAATTTTAGGTATGAGTCATAATTTGTTTAGGCATATTGTAGCTCTTAATACATATACAGAACCTTTCTTAGCTCTTGGCGGATCAAAACAACGCGAAATTATCGAAGAGCTGCTTGGTATTACTTTGTTAAGTCAAAAAGCAGAAACTCTACGCGAATTAATTAAGACAACTAAAACATCTATTGAGTTAGAAGAATTAAAATTACGAACCATAAAACAAAGTAACGAAAAAATTTCAAGCACAATTAAAGAGTTTGAAAATAAAGTAGTTTCTTGGGATCGCAAGCATAAGCAAGAATTAAATGATCTAAATAATGCAATTGATAGCTTAGGTAAATTAGATATCGATCAAGAAATAACATTTCATAAAGATCTTGAAATGTATAAAGAGCTTAATAACGCTGTTACTCAGCTTAAAAAAGATCTTATTACAAAACAACGTCATCATAGCCAATTGCAAAATCAACTTAATAATTTGATTCAGCAGTATAGTAAAGCATCTGACAAAGAATGCCCTATGTGTAGTCAAAGTATTAAAGATCATAGTCATATAACAATTATGCGCGATTTAGAATCAAAAATATCCCAGCTTGATATACAAGTAACAACCGAACATAACGAAGTTCTCGAGTTAACACGGCAGTTAGATTTGGTTCTACCTACATATGAAAGTATGTCAGAACCAAAAACGTTCTATCGAACATTAACCGAAGCACTGAACCATAAAAATACAATTGATCAATTAACAAAAGAACTTGATAAAGAAATCACCAACGAAAATCCATTTAGAGATCAAGCAAATAGTTTGACAAATACTTTACAAGAAATTGAATATGATACTATCAATGATTTGACTAAGAATAAAGAACATCAAGAATTATTAATAAAATTATTGACTAATAAAGACAGCTTCATCCGAAAACGGATAATTGATCAAAATCTTGCATATTTGAATACAAGATTGAGCGACTATCTTGCAAAATTAGGTTTACCACATACAATTAAATTTACAAATGATTTGTCTACTGAAATTTCTATGCTTGGGCAGGATTTAGACTTTGATTCACTTAGTAGAGGCGAAAGAACCAGATTAATACTTGGATTATGTTGGGCATTTAGAGATATATTTGAAAATACAAACCATCCGGTTAATATGATGTTTGTTGACGAATTATTAGATGCAGGTTTAGATACTATGGGAATTGAAAATTCGATTGAGATCTTAAAAAAGATGTCTAGAGACAAACAAAAGAATATTTTCTTAATATCTCATCGAGAAGAACTATCAAATCGTGTGTCGAACATATTGACGGTCGTAAAGGAAGACCATTTCAGTCGTTTCGATTGGGATCCTTTCGATAAATGAATGTGATTGAATATAATTTCATCTATTGAGGATGAAATTGAGTTTCGTCTATCAATACCATGATAAGTATATTATGGCAAACAAAACAACAAAAACAAATGGAAAAAATAAGGGCAATTCATTTGAGCGCAAGATGGCAAATCTTTTATCAGCGAGATTTGAAAAATTTACAGGACTCAAAAATTCAATAAGAAGAAACCCAGATTCGGGGTCATTTTTTGGTAAAACTAATCAATCTAGAACCGAAACTCATAGTTTAGATTTTGCTGTATTTGGTGATCTTATCGTACCTAAAAATTTTAATTTTTCAATCGAATGCAAGCATTACAAAAGCCCACCATCATTTCAATCAGTTCTACATAATGATGTAACACAATGGGATAAATGGCTTGTTCAATCAAATCAAGATGCTAATTCTAGCGGTAAAAAAATGTTGTTGATTATCAAGTATAATATGGTAGATGAATTTGTAATTGTAGACGAGGCAATAGAAGGCAAAAAACCTGATATGCTATATAAGCATTATTTCATATATAACTTAGATGATTTCTTACTTCAAGACGATAATATATTCTTTACAGATTGACTTCCTTTCGAATAATTCTATAAAATTGCATTAGCAAAAGGAAAAATAAATGTATTCAGCACAAGCATATCCGACTAATACAACACAACAAAATATTGTTGGTAAGCGTGGGCGTACATACGACATTGTTTGCGATACAAATGCAAAAAGAACTTTTGGATATTTTGTTCAACAAGAACTTATATATCATAATCAACTTATCAGAGGTTTAAATGCTGCTATTCGTGCATTCCCTATTCATATTACTGAATTAGTAAATGATTATGCTGCATTATGGGCAGTAGTAGCAGAAGAAGCTGCTGATCTAAGAAAACTAAGCAAATTGCCAGTAGCAGACTGGCCTGCTAATTTACAGCCATTTTATTCAACAATTGTTGATAAAAATAAAAATATTATTCTCAATAATTCAAAACTTGCATTATTGACTATTGCTGCAACACCAGCCAGAGTTCTTCCCGCAATGCGAAAAGAAATGGCTGTATCAATTTTAAATCATATACAGCCACAAGCAGAAATGATGGCAAAATATGCGAGTGCAGATCAAATGAAAACTCCGATTCAAATGTTACCAACATATGAATTATATAATAGACGTCATGTTCAATTATATAGAAAACATTTGCGTATGACATGGGATTCTGAAAAACAACAAACCATTATTCATACCCCCTATGCAGAAAAACCAATCATTGTTCAGGAAAATAATTTAATCTCTATTCCGTGGGACTCAATGCTAATACGCCAGTTGCCTGATCAGCCAGTTGATGTAAACTCGCCTTGGGTTATAACCCTATGCAAGGACGGAAAATATTTTATTACACATCAAGATAATACTTCTAGACAAAGTAAGAAATGAAATGAGAGGTTTGTTGAACAATGACCGAGACAAATAAGGATAAATGATGAGCGACGACGATATTGTAGAAAAACCTTTAAAAAAATCACCATGGACTAGGGCAGCAATGCCCGGAAATCCTGACCCTAATGCACTTCCTGTAGTTTCTTTAAAAGAACAATTTGACTTACATATGGATAATAATTATAAAAACATACCAACAGATAAAAGAAAACAAATTTGGAATAAGGTTGGTATGGAAATGTTAAGTAAATCGACAGACCAATTGTTAGACATTATAAAGTTGTATGCTTATTGAATATCATAATAGAAAATTGAATATCATAATCATAATAGAAAATCAAAATATATCTAAAATGCAAGAATAAGAAAACGCCAAAGCAATATGAATATGTAAACGTATAAGTTACATATTGATTGTTTAGGCGTTTTCGAATAAATTTAAATTAAAAATTTGTATGTGCTGCGATTAAATCGAAAGCAAAATTATTGGCTGTTGTATCATAAGTCCAATCGTGTTAGGTAAACACTCCGCACGTAGAGAAGAGAGCATACCTCTGTCTAAAAAAAGGAACTTGAACTAACTTCGTTCACTGTTCAGGAACAAATAATTTTACGGATAATGGATTATTTGTTTTGCCGCTATTGAGTTTACCTCAGATCGACAGCATATGAGTCTTATATTGATAGTTAAATTTTTATTGAACGGGATCTTATCGATCCGTTTACCAATCAATAATATTTAATAAAATACAAATAAGCAGTTTGGTACCGGATAACCGCCAAATTATAACCAGAAAACATATGTATTATCCGGCTATACTTTCCATGTATAATAAAATACGATTTCCCGGAAACGGGGATCGTATGGCTTCCATTCCAAGTATTAAAAAAAGAAATTAAATTTTATTACCAATAATTTATAACAAAAAATGTTAATTGAGTTTTAGATCGAAGAATGAGATCGATAAAACTCAATTAACAGATGAGCTTGCTCATCTAGAAAGATAAACAATAGTCACTTCGCTAATCAATCAATCTTGTGCATTGACCAAAAGTCTGAAGCTAGTTGCGGATTAGCAATATATTCAAGCGGAGCAGTAAAATACCCATCTTGTCCCCAAGATTGACCCCATGAATTACGAATTATGGCAATATCTTTTACTGTATTAATTCCAACAATAAGAAGCGCATGTCCTCCAAGATATGTCTCTCGATATAGATCAGGCATATGTAATATACCTGTTTTAGCCATATTTTCACTTTCCATATAAGAAAACAATTGAATACCAAATGCTACAGGAAAACCTGCTGCCAGACTTTTATGTATATCTAATACATTTGATAATTGAGTAAAACCAGTTAATAATTCTTTCTTTGCATCTGTATAGCATTTAACCGGTGGTTTGATTTTAAAATCACCAACATTATATTCCCACTCATTTTCTGGGCAAATACCCTGAGTGTTTAAAGAATGTATACCGGTTGTAATTGTACTACCAGAATCTTCATTTACAGTACCATCAATTTCTCTTTCGTTGTAATATAAAAACAATCTTGAAGGTACTATATTATCATTTTGTAAATACTCCATTCCGCCTGCTAATGCATTAGCTGTACAAGACCCTAATGTAGATTGATCGAATACTGCTGGCATTTTATTGCGTAGGTCAATTACGTCTGGTAAATGAGATGGTGCTGTAAATCCTAAATTTATATTTGCGCCTTTTAAGGCTACGTGCATTGATTTCTTAAAACCATATTTATGTATTGACATAATATTTTCCTGGTTGTTTTAAATATTTATAAAATATCATCACATAAAATATGGGACTATAATGGCTTACAAATTGGATAGAGTGAACTACCGCTGAGCGAGCTCTAGCGGACTTACGACATGAAGATTAAATTAGTCTAGATTTACCACTCATTTTTTCATAGTGTTTTTCTACAACTTTATTTAAGATTCTACGTTGTAGATTACTAATCTGCCAAGCGGTATCATAGTTCAAACCGCCTTGCATATAATATGTTAAAGTTGCGACGTCGTGTTCAATAATATTGCGATTCTCGGCCATCGTTGCTAGCATTTCTGTTATTAAAACAGGATCGCCAAATGCTAACGTTTGGTGAAAAAACTTGTAGGATCTAAATCTATTTCGTCATTCCAACTGTGATTGCATTCCTCGCAAATCATGGTGATATTTTTATTAATTCCCATTTTATTAAGATTTGAAACAGTGTCCATAACTTTAGTTGCTTGATCTTTGCTTATGTCAGTTAGCCAATCAACTATATTTTCTTGATCGGTAATAATTTCTCCGGTAGAAATTATTTTAATACTTGTGATGCTTTTAGATACAAGTTCAAATGTAATAAGACTTAATCTTTCGACACTTTCCCCAATAATTCTGGCTTTTTCAAATTGGTCTAATTCAACATTAGAATCATCAATCTTACGTAAAAGAACTTTTTCTTCCATCTCTTTTTGCATATAAATTTGACGTAGTTCAAACACATATGGTTTAACTGAGATTTCTAAATCACCTGCATGAGTTTGTAGAACGAAAGAACAATCATTTTGTTCTACAAAAGTTTGTGCATCGATTATATTTGCTAATTCTAATCCAAATGTGTTTGCATGATCACACTTTGGGCATTTTCTATCGATATCGTGTACACCTTTATCTATGCTAGCTTGTTTTATAGCAACAAATATAGATTCTAAATCAGGTATAACTAAATTTTTTACATTCTTAATAGTAGGTGCACAATTTTTGATTACGTTTTCTAGTGCTTGACCATTTAGCATTGCATCTGGTGTATTAAGCATAATGTCATCAATTGCACTTAAACCATAAATTGGTATTTCGCCACCTGCAACAGTTTCTACATCTGCTTCGGTGTACCATTTTCCTAGACTAGGTAGTTTAAGATAAGACGATGGTTGTCTTTTAAATGATTTTAGCGGATTTTCTGTCATTTTTGAACCTTATTAATAATTCTATATGTATTTATCCACCAAAAAATCCAACACATAAATAATGTTATGGGTAATGAAACTACGGCTCAATCAACTACATCTGTTAAAATTACAGACATATCTAAAACCGCAATAAACTCTGGCTGGGCCAGAGATATTACGCTGCAAAATCTTGTTGATAATAGTGCAGATGCTAATTCGATTCTTAAAGCTATGGCCGCAGCTCAAGGAGTAGAAGTAAAACTACAAACAGAAGTACAAAAAGATTCTAAGGCTAGTTTAGATGCTATTAATCAGAATCTAGCTTCCGGAAATAAAGATAGAACTCGATATGATAGAGAATATCTGAGTAGTGTTTCTGATTTAGAAAAAAGTTTGTCAGCTGTAACACAGAATCTTAAATACGGATTATCCAATCTTGCTAGTAGTTTGCATAGTGCCAGTCCTGAAACTTTCTTGCAAAGTTTAGGATCAGTAACTGGCGGTATATTCGGTGCCGGATTATTAAAATCACTTACTGGTAGCGGCGTTTTAGGTGCATTTGAAAAGCTGGGTGAAGCTGCGGTAGGAGGTGCAGTTGCCGTATCAGTTATGGCTATTAATATGTCAAAGCAATTTCAAACATTAAGTGATACAGGAAACAATTTCAACGGCAGTATGGATAAATTAAAAGAAGCATCCATGAATCTTGGTATGAATTATGATGATATGAGTCAGGTTCTAACAAAGTATAGTTCTCTTGGTGCTGCAATGGGCGATAAACAAATTACCGAAGGAACACGTTTTAATAAGTCTTTAAAAGACTCAATTGATTATATGACATCATATAATATGAGTGCCGACGATTATACTGATGCTGTGGATAGTTTTGCATCAGCATTGAATACCGCTGGCGACCGGGTTGGTAAAAGTTTTCAAGATTTAGAGCCAGTTGTTGGTAATTACCTTGATAATTTATCTGCAGTATCTGCCCTAACAGGTCAAAGTAAAAAGCAATTAGAAGAGCAACATCAAAGTCTTATGGATAGTGAAAGAACTAAAGCTGAATTTATGACCTTGACTGATAAACAACGGAACAATTTAAATGCTGCGACTGCTAATTTGCCACCTGCTTTGGCACAAATGATGATGGATGCAATGGTTGCACAAATTAAAGGCATGCCTGCATTAGAAAGTGCTGCAACCAGACAGTATATGGCTTCGTCACCAGAAGCACAAAACGCAGTAAATGCTGGTATTAATGGGCAGTCTAATGCAGCACAATTGGCTATGACGTCAGCTGCTGATTATTTTAATAAGAATTCTAATTTATTAAGTACACAATTTTTATTAGCGCCCGACAACCCGGTTGGACAATTAGGCGATGCGTTCATTCAATCAGTTGATTCGGCTGGTTGGCAGAATTTCACTAAGGAGCTTGCCGACGGTGCTGATGCTGCAACAATATGGGCGGCGGCAGTAAAGGCAAACCAGCCAGATCCTACTACTGCTGCCAATGAAGATGCTACAGCTTTAATGCAAGCTTCTATGAATCAGTTTCAAGATACCATACATAAATCAGCATTTGATGAAGCTAGTACAATCCTTCCTACGCTATCAAATTCATTACAAAATTTAGCTAATGCATTTGTAAAATACTCTCCTGCAGCTATAACAGGTGCATCAGATGCGACAAATTTGATAACTAAACATCCAACAGCGTCAATTGCAACAGCCGCTGGTATTGCAGCTTTGTCAGCTATTGTACCGATTATAGCCGGTAAAGGCATAATTGGCAAAGCATTACAAGGTTTGGGCGACAGCGGCGGCGACAAAGCACCTAATATCGGTCCATTATTAAAAGGTGGGAAAGCACCTGATATTGGTCCATTATTAAAAGGTGGGAGCAAAGGTATAATACCTAAGGTACGGATTTTTAGTAAACTTGCAAAATTTGGATTGTTAGGAGAATTTATGACTATTGCTGCACTTCCCGGTGCCGTAAATGATTTAACTTCTCCTGATTTTAAAATGGGATTAGATTATATAGAAAATGGATTTTCTACAAAGGGATTGTCTAAATCTTCAACTGGTATATTTGGGGGAACTGGAACACAACTATCAGATAATCCGTTTACTAAAAGTTTCAAGTTGGGTGCAGAAAAAATAGGATCTTGGTTAGGTATAGGAACTGATCCGGATGCACCTCCAACTACACCATCTGCACCAAATACGCCCAAAGTAGCAACGATAAATCCAAATACATATATGGCCGCAGCATTAGACTATTTCAAAAAATCACATATGTACTACTCGGATAGTATGGCATTATGGAACGATATACATGCGCAGTTAGTGAAGCTGACAGGAGTTACAGGCGATGAGATGACGAAGTTACAATATAACGTAAAACGGTTGGGAAATAGTGTTTATTAAGGATCAAGATCGCAATCTTGAGTATTGGTATTATAAGTATAGTCGTTACCCTTCTTTTCACAACTATCGCTTGCTCCGCCAATTTGGTCTTCCCATTCTTGTTCATTTAAACATTTATGGGTATGCATGTTCCAACCACCAATAAAAGTTTTGTTGCAACTAGCTTCTTCTGCATCTAATGCTAATTGTTCTTTTTGGTGCGCTGTTGGATAATATGTTATTTGGTAATGGTAACATATTGCCCCCAGAATGTAGCATATAAACAATAAACGAAAAAATGGATTTCTTAATATAATAATTACTGCTACTGCACAAGCTACACTAAAAGCTTCCTCAGAAGCGCCAGCAAAAAATAGCGGAATTAAAAACGGTAACATTACAATGGTCCTTTCGACTTAAGATAACACGTATTACACACTTGTCAACCAAAATAATCAATAAACTACAACTAATAGTTGTGAAGGTAACTAATTGATAAAGTCAGTATTTTGCTGATAAATAAAACAAAAATGGTGTATAATTAATGGCTTCTTGGAAAAAATATTTTAGTGCAGTGCCCACACAAGCAAAACACGATGCATATGTAGCAAAAATAAACGCCCAAAGCGACCCGGGATCAGTAAGTTCGTCCAAATTTAATAGTTACTTACCAGAAGTATATAGTGGCGCACCTAATCGTGTGGAACGATACATCCAATATCAACAGATGGATTTAGACTCTGTTATAAGCAGAGCACTTGATACAATTAGTAATTTTGCTACTCAAACGTTCGAAGTAGGTGAAGAACCATTTACCATTACATATAAAGATACCATGTCAGAAACTGAAATCACATTACTTAAGAGTACATTAAGTCAGTGGTGTAGTTTGAATAAATGGCAGAATAAGCTATGGCGTACATTTAGAAATACTTTAATGTACGGCGATCAAATATTCGTTAGAGATCCGGACACATGGAAGCTAATATGGATTGAACCTGAAAAAGTTGAAAAGATAATTGTCAACGAAAGTAAGGGTAAAAAAATTGAACAGTATTTTATCCGAGACATGGATCCAAACTTGATGACTCAAGTTGGCACTAGTATGTTGGTTCAGGATCAGTATAGTTTCCCGGGTGGTTATCCAAGAAGTAGCAATCCAGCAGCTGGTGCAGGTACTGTTAATTTTGGTCCATCGACAAGCCCTGGTTCACGCAATTCAAGATTTTCAAATGAACCTAATACATTAGCAGTTGATGCAAATCACGTTATTCATTTAAGTCTTAGTGAAGGTTTAGATAGTCAATGGCCTTTTGGTACAAGTATTCTTGAACAGATTTATAAAGTTTGGAAACAAAAAGATCTTTTAGAAGATTCAATTATTATATATCGTATTGTAAGAGCACCGGAACGTAGAGTATTTTATATTGACACGGGTAGTTTGAGTGGCCCTCGTGCTTCTCAGTATGTTGAGAGGATAAAAAATGAAATCTACCAACGTAGAATACCGTCCAGAACGGGAGGAGGGCAGTCAATAATTGATAGCAGTTACAATCCTATTGCCCCAAATGAAGATTACTTCTTAGCTACAAACTCAGAAGGTAAAGGCTCTAGAATTGATACTTTAGGTGGCGGCGAGAACTTAGGTCAGATAAACGATTTGCTTTATTTTGATAATAAAATGATGAGAGGTCTTGGTATTCCAAGTAGTTATTTGCCAACTGGACCAGAAGATAGTCAAGCTGTTTATAATGACGGTAAAACCGGGACTGCTTATGTGCAAGAGTATGCATTTAGCAAAACATGTCAAAGATTTCAAAATTTATTAGCACCTGTATTAGATAGAGAATTTAAGATGTTCTTGAAAAATAGAGGTATTGAAATTCTTTCAAGTGATTTTGAATTACAATTTTGGCCACCACAAAGTTTCTCACAATATCGACAAAATCAAATCGATAGTGAACAAATTAATGTCTTTAGTGCATTAATGAATACAGATGCAGCAAAATATATTTCAAAAAGATATGCATTAAAGAGATATTTAGGTTGGACTGACGAAGAAATATTAGAGAATGAGCAATTATTTAAAGAAGAGAATTCAAAGAAAGTTAAGGCTACAGTTGGATCATCACCCTTTGATAGCAACTCTATTGGTCTTGGCGGTGTTGGTATTTCTCCTGAACCTACAGATATGACTGGCGAAAACCCAGATAGCGAAGGTGCTGATATGCAAGATCAAGGTGTTGGCCAGGAAGCTGGAATGGATGGAGCAGGAACAGATGAGCTACAAAACTCTGCAACTGGCGGTACTGGATTAGAGCCACAATAAGGGATGATTAGATGAAACCGATTGAATTTTATTTTCAAATAGGTGATTATACAATCAAAGATGGATTGATTAATACCGATTTTAATGTTTTCTTACTCAAGGAAGTAAAAGAACTACCAGTTCAATTTGGTCAAATTGGTGGTTATTTTGATTGTTATAATAATCAACTCACTTCTTTAGAAGGAGCTCCGCAATCGGTCGGCGGTTATTTTGATTGTCGTGATAATAAACTCAGTTCTTTAGAAGGAACTCCTAAAGAAG